TTTTTCCCAGGTTGTTAGATTGCCAGTTATAACCTTTTGGTAATGTATCTAGCCAATCTTGAAAATCTTTTGGTAGTTTTTCCCCTGAATAATAAGGTATTGAAAGATCAATCATTAGACATAATCCAATTTAAACAACGCTTTTAATATGTCCCGTACATATTCACGGTCCATAGTGTCACCTAAAAAAGGCTTATCTGTATATTCACGGTCAGTGAGTCGGTAAACTGTAGCCTCTGCTATTTGAAGCGGGGTTGCCCCCATATCAAAAATACCGCCGTGGCCGTAATATTCATACACATAATTTAGAAAAGCTTCCCCGAAGTGTAACTCTTTGGGCTCTTGAAATTCTCTTAAAGTGTCCATAACTATTTAATAGTATTTAAACTTACTTTTGGTGACATAACTAATTCAATAGTATAGCCAAGTTTTTCAAGTGCTCTGAAGTCGTAACGGTCAAGAGTTTTCTTTTTTGTTAGTGCTTCGAGTGCTTCGGCCTGGGCCTCGTCTTTTACATAGTTGTAAGGTGTTCCGTAATGGTTTTCTATGTAAACTTGAATGACTTTGTTTGTGTCTGTTTGTGCAGTCATAATTAAAGGGTGAATGAATGACAAGTTGATAAGTAACTCTTAACGAGTACTTAATATTTATATTGCCAGTACTTACAGAATAAAGCAAATATAAAAAGTACGGGTAACCGTACAAAGTAGCAACAAATATTAAACGCCTACAGATCTCTAGATATTGAGACACAAAAACCCAGGCCACGGCTAAATACTAGTACAAATGTACTATATATAGGCATTTATACCTACAAAATACCAATTTAACACCCTTTCACACGGTAAAAACCTAGTCATAGTCGCATTGTGAGATAGTCTAAGAGACTAGCGACCCTGTAAAAATCGGCCAGGGGCCGCAGGGGGTGACCTTGGCGGTACGACTATATATACTGGCTAGAGAAATTTATGTCATTTTTTATCGACTTCACCTATCGACATTTCCCAGCCGTCATCTGTCTTTTTCATCACTACCGTTGGTTTCTTGACCTCGTCTAACACTTGTTTTTTGTAATTATTTATAGCCTCATCCACAGTTTGCTTAGTTCGTATGCTAATATACTGTTGTTCTATCCCTATCAAGTAACCCAGTATGATCCAGTTCAATGGTTTCCAAGGAGTCTTCAGACTCTTGTAGATACGTCTAAAACGATCTAGTTTTAACTTAGGCATATATCATGTATAATACGTAATATCACTATCTAATTATTACAGTTCGTTTACTTAGATAGAGAGAGGTGCTTTAAAGTAATATCATTAACGGATATTAAAGTAAAGAGGAGGTTGTGTCTCCCCTTTACAGAGAAAGAAGTCCACCCTTCTCCTTCCCCCTCTTATTCCGACCTCTGCCTAAGTCCAGGTGGGGACTGAGTTCCCGTCAACGTTACCTTGGGCTTGTTGTCTTTGGTCTACATCCATCCCTAATACTAGATGATTAGCACTTGACTGTGGGTCATCTAGGAAAGCTTGTAGTATGTCATCCCACTCTTCACGTTTACGTAGTTTGATCTGTTCAAGAGCTGAAATAGATAATGCATCGGTAAAGTATTTAACGCCTTGAGCTAGACAGTCTAACCTGTCATCATGTCTCACTGCAAACTTCATACGACACATACGGCTCATCTGGTAAAAGAGCATATAGAGGAGCCTACTTTCAGGTGCACTGTCTTTGTTTGAGCTGTAATCCCACTCAATAACCCCACGGTCAACAATAAGACGATGCTGGTTAAGAATAGGTTCAAGCGAGTCAATGATTCTGTCTTCTTTCCGAACATTTGCACGAACCTCATCAATAAGAATCTGTTGTTTTGTCTGTTGTATATGTTTTTTAAATAATTCACTTACGATACCATCTCCGAAGTTTGTTTCGATAACCAATGTTGTAACGTTATACTTTTTGCAACCTTTAAGGATATCGAGCAAGGTATTATCACTGTACCCATCTCTGTATGCTCGCATTTCATGCAAATAGAGGAACCCGTTTTTTTGGGATATATAGGCAGCAGCAGTTTCATCTGTTCCTCGCCCTGATGGGTCAACGGAGCAGATTGTTTCATCATACTCTGTCCATTCTCCTTGCAGTTGCATAGGCGAATAGAAATAATCTCCTGGAAGTCCAACGGTAGGTAAGTCTTTAAGGACGTTTCTGGGATCTGAGCACCATATGACATTGTCGGGTGCTTTAGTAGGATTAACACTAGTAACAATGAGGTCAGCCATTTTAAGAGGGAACTTCTCAGCGTCACTAAGAGTTGTGTCAAGTTGGAACTGTAGCATAAAGTTACTACGTCCCATTGCTGCTTCTCTTTGTAGGAGATCTTCGTCACTAAATCTGTCTGGATCTGTGCAATCTCCAGCTGATGCTCCATTGTCAATGTCTTCCTGTAGTTGTGGTGCTAGTAGTCCCTCGTATGGCGTTGAATCTTTAGGAAAACGAGCTGGCCATACAAAGGGACGGTAGTTCCGTTCAGCAAGTTTTCTATATACTGTGAAAGTAGTCTGGGGTGTTCCCAGATACATAATGCGACTATCATCATTAGGTGTAAGAATAGATTCGGCTTCAGTACAGAGCTGTAAGAGTTTTTCTCTCATCAGTTCTGTCATACTATTTCCTGGCACCTCTATATCATCTAGAATCATGAGGTCAGCTCTAGATCCAGTTAACTGACCAGTGATACCCACAGACTTAACTGAGGGTGCCTGGTGAGGTGCACAGTTAACATCAAATGATATACGTGACCAACGTGCATCATCACTTTTAGGCTGTAGATGCTTGAGCCACTGTGTCTCTATGATTAGTTTCTGTAAAAATATAGACATGTTATCTGCTCTTTCTTTAGATGCAGATATAATCATTATTTTTTTTTCTGGATCTTTGAACAAGGTCCATAACACAAAAGCACCAGTAATCCAAGATTTACCAACACCTCGAAAAGCTTGAATCTGGAGTCTCTTGGGTCCTGATTGTAAGTAGTCTGCGATGGCATATTGTGCTCTAGTAGGTTGGGGTAGATCAAGCTGGTCCCACAAAGCTTGCAGAAACAGCTTGAAATCGCCCTGTAAGGCGGTTAAAACGTCACTCATATGCAATATGATCTAATATTCTTTTCTCTCGCTGTGGGATGTGTCCAAACGTGCTACGCATCCAATACAGCCAGTTCATACTACCTTTATCCTGATTACATTTTCTACATGCGGGTACAAGATTTGATTGTAAATCTTCTCCGCCAAGTGTTCTAGGCTTGACATGGTCAAGTGTAAGTTCGTGTAATTCATAATTTCCTCCGCAATAAACACATGTACAGTTGAAGTGCTCTTTGATAGCTCTTCTCCAGAGCCGTTTAGATTCTGAACTTGTCATGGTTATTAAGTTGTGTAAGTAATGTTCTGGACTAGGTAGTAAAGGGGTCATTTTTTAGTTCTGCTTTGTCTGTTTTTAGATCTGTGTTGTGGTCTGCCATTGGTTTTGCTGCCTTTATAGTGGGCTGCATCCATTTTGGAACCTTTTGGTATCTCTAATTTAGCTCGAAGCTTCTGTGCATTTTTAATAATGCTTTTACCCTTATCAGTTTTATTGTATTTAGTTTGCTGAACTAAACGTTTCTGTCTAGCTTTTTTATTTTTACGATAATATTCAGCGGTTTCTGCCATATAATCTCCTTTGAACTAGATCTGGGTCTACTTCAGGTAATACGTTTGCTAATTTTGCTAATGGGTTGCCTTCGTATGCAACACCGCTTATATCATTTGCTTTCAGCCAATCACAGGCTGCTTTTAAATCTTGGGTAGTTGCCTCACCACCCTTAACTCTATCTAAAAACTCTTGTGTGACCAACTGATGCAGTTCGTTAAACTGTGATTCAGTTGCTTTGTTCATTATTCTATGTCTAATCCTTTCTTGACCATAACTAAAACTTTGTCATCAAGAGTATTGTCACTTTGCTCTACAAGTTTTTCTAGGATATCCACGATAAAAAATTTAAATTTATCGCTTTTTAAAAAGGTTAAAACGATTGGTTTTAGTAGTGCTAACATCTTTCTTTGGTAATAATGATTGTATAGGAACAATGTCGGAACATAATCCGTAAACTCTTGTTCCAGGGCGGATAGTAAAGCCCTTTTGTTGTAGTTCTGCACATTTTAATGCACGAACAAGTTCATAGTCTAAACGCATTTTTTCTTCTTGTCGTTTAGCTATATCTTTGCATTGTTTTAAACCCTCTCTGTCAAGTGGTACCATGAAATTTATTTGAAACCCCCAATTTTCATTTAGCTGATAGCTTGAAGGATACAGTTTTCGTGTATCTTCGTCTGCTGAGTAGGGGTTTACATGGTTACCCATATAGAAAGGACTAAAAGTCATTGTGCTTCCATTACATTGTATGGATGGTCCATATGATTGTCTAGAAGACGCTCCATTGTTCTGAAATTGTATTGCCGAATTGGTCACATTTCCAGTCGCTGCGGCCACGGGATTGGAGCTATTATTGACTTTTGGCTCTTCAGCTAGTACTGGACTTACTGAGAGAATACAGAGAGCGAGGTAGTTGTAGAGTTTATAGTGTAGTTTCTTGTTGTATCCCACTGCTCTACTACGCCAGCTGCTCTGGTTGTTACTTCTAAGTTCCAAGGTAATGTATTGTCAGTTACAGTAAATACAGCATCGCCTCCAGATATTCCAGCACTAGCTGCTGCTGATATATTACTACCACTCCAGGTATTTACGGCAGCTCCGAACACCTGACGCTGTTCTGTTTCGACAATTGTTTGAGTGGTAGTAGTCGTACTATTCATCGACCCTGTAGTAAACTGAGGGGTTACGACATTTGCTCTAGCTATGCTGGGTGATAACAAGGCTAACAGAATGATAATTTTTTTCATGCTTTTGTTGTTGTTTTTTTAGGTTCTCCGTTTCCGTTTCCGTTTTTCTTATTATTACCCGTGGACAGCCCGAAAGTACTAAGTGCCCCCGTAAAAATCGAGGCTACGAACGTGATATCGGCTGAAGCACCTGACTTTTTAACCATAGGTAACTCAACATAATTAAGAGTGATAATAAATCCACTCCAAATGACAACTCCTAGACGCACCATTGCACCTAGTATTTGCATCTGTTCATCATGGTCGTCTACATTTTCTTTTAGTTTTTTTAGGAAACTTTTTGGTTGTCCTTTGATAACCTTATCTTCTTCCATGCTGTTTTAAGTATAGGTTTCATTGCAGTTACAACCCATTTAAAGGCTGCTGTTGCTGTCAGTGTTGCAGCTACAGAAACGACTGCTGTAGTAGAAGCCGTTATAAGTATTTCGTTTTCTGGTAAAGGCATTTTGACATCAATAATAGGTATATCAATTTGCCTTATGCCAGTAGGTGCTTCTTCTGTAGCTTCTGGTTGTGTACCCTCTGGTTCTCGAAGATCGCTTGGAGGAACAACTAAGGGTACATAACTAGGTACGTCAGCAGTGGGTAGAGGTATAGATATTGTTTCAAACTTTTGTACAGGTGGTAATTTTATAGTAGGCAGTTCTATGCTGCTATCTCCATTACTGTAAATGTTGAAGCACCTATACCTCCATATGTCGATGTATAATCTGTACCACCAACATTCATATGTGTTCGATTAATATAGGTTGTTCCAGCTTGAGAACGAAAATATTGTAATTTATAGGTATGTGCGTTTGTATTTACTGCTGTATCTAAAAAAGTAAGTGTTAAAAAATTACCACCATTTGCGTCAAACAAACATCTCATTCCTTGTGTTGTAGCAAAAACAGCAAAGCCAGATGTTGTGTCTCCTATATCACTAACTACAGTTGAACCTCTTACAATACGAAAATTAATTAAGTGGTCATTACTGCTAGATCCAAAAGAAAATGAAAATGTACCAAAAATTTTATTACCAGTAGCTGCTGGTGTGATGGTTACACAATTAGAAATTATGTCAGTAAATGCGTTAATAGTAGTAGAACTTGCTGCATCTGTTTTTTGATTTTTTACAACTTGAAGAATATTACCTGTGTTATTGGGAAACGCTACTTTACCATCTGAACTAAGTGTAAGTGCATCCGAAGACGCACTTGTGTTACGTATTGAGTCTACGACTATTCGTGACATTGTTTACCCTCCTATGGTTTTGGGTATTTATCTTTAATTGCTTTTATATCTGTTTTCCAAGCGTCTAAGCCTGAATGATAGATTTTGTCGAGCTGGTCCTCCCAGGATGGATACTCTTCTTTTCTTTTTCTTTGGTATTCTACAGCTGCATACGCATCGTCTATTGACTTACGAGCTGCTGCTACTTTGACAGCATCTAGTGTTACTGATTTGCCGTCTTTGTCAAACGCTCCAGCGGAGTCGTCTATTGATACTACTGTGCCTGCATATGCAGAGTAGATTGCTTCGTGATCTAATGCCATTGTTGTAAAAAATAATTGTTGTTAAGCTGCTACTTCCATAACGGTTATTGTTGAAACACCGTTTGTCATGTAACTATAGTTGTCTAAAACAACTCCACCATTAATTCCAATAGTATAAGCAGAAGAATATGGAGAGTATGCTTGTAATTTATAAGTTATTGCAGATGTTGTATTTGGAGAATCTAAAAAACTTTGAGCTATTGTATCTGCAATTACATAACTTGAATCATAACTTCCGAAAGAAGCTCTAGTCTGACTTGTGGCACTTGCGTTTTGATCTCCAATAAAAATTGTACTATCACTATCTCTAACTAAACGCATAGCATAATAAACAGCATTAGAGAAAACCACTAAAGAGTAGTTAACCAAAACTTTATTAGAAGCGGAACTAGGAGTGATACTGACACTCATGCCTGCAATATCAGTTAAAGTTGTCGATTGGATAGTTGTTCTATTTGTCTTAACTGTTTGAACAACTTGCAAGATTTTACCAGCAGTAGTTGTTGTAGCTACTGTACCATTTACATCTGGCAAAGTCAAAACTCTATGTGCACCACCTGTTGTTGATGCTGGAGCCTGTAAGGATACTGACCCAGAGGTAGAGCCTACTAATTTTACGGTCATGCTGCTATCTCCTGTGCTGTAATAGTTGAGATTCCATGAAACCATCCAGCATCCCAAGTTCTATTTAAGTATGTTGTACCAGAATGTGTTTGCCACTTTAGTCCATATGTAATTGCACTTGTAGTGTTTGGTGTATCTAAAAATTGAAAACTATGTCCACCATACCTTGAACCTCCACCATGAGAAAAAGTACCATCTTCGTCATCTGCATAATTACTTGGAGCTGCTATATCCCCGTTAGTTGAACCGCCAACAGTTCTTGTTAAACGAAATACAACTTCAGAACTTGTACTTGCAATATATAAGTGACCTGAATATAAAATTTTACTACTTGATGATGATGGCGTAATAGTAACTGTTAATCCAGATATATCAGAATAAGTTCCTGAGCTTGTACTGGTAGTATCAGTTTTAACAGTTTGTACAACTTGCAAAATTTTACCTGTAGTTATACCTGTTAAGTTACCGCCTGCTCCAACGTAACTTGTTGCGGTTACTACACCGCTTGTTCCATTTATTGTTACTGGCATTTATATTATTGTCCATGTTTCGCCAGAACCTACAGTTACTGTAGCTCCTGAGTTTACTGTGATTGGCCCAAAACTACCAGCGTTCATGTTATTAGTAATCGTGTAGCTAGTTGTTACTGTAGTGCCATTCTCCCAAAAGATCTTGTCCGACCCACCGCCTGCCGCACCAGCACTAGCTTCAGCCCATGTAAGGCCGCCAGCAGCACTAGATTTTGCAGTTAGTACATAATCATTGGTAGGAGTATTGTCTATATTAAGATCGGCTTCTTTGATAGAACCATCTTTGATTCCATCTCCACCTGTTATTTGTGTTAGTGCCATTATGCTGCTACCTCCATAACTGTAATTGTGCAGGGACACCTCATATGCTGATTATAGTTACCATTTTCTCCTGTAGTACATAATCTGCCATAATAACTAGTATTAAAAACTTTCATTAAAACACCGTAAGTATGAGAGTTAGTATCTGCTGGTGTATCTAGAAACATAAAACTAGCTTCATCAGCATGAGAAGTTGAAGAAACTCTAAATCTCATTGTTCCTGATTCAGCATTATTTCCTGATGCAGCACCTATTGTATTACCATCTATGGCTGAACCATCTTTTGCTAACTTAAAACCAACGGCATAATCAGATCCACTATTACCACCATATAAAGTTACGTTTACTAATATTTTATTACTTGTAGAAGCTGCTGTAATTGCTTGAGTTAAGCCTGTAACTGCTACATAACTTGAACTATTTGTAGAAAAAACGTCAGTTTTTACTGTCTGTAAAACTTGTAAAATTTTACCAACACCACCTGATAGGTTAGATATAGTTGTACTTCCGTCAGCAGCTAGAACAATATTGTTAGAACCAGAGGAAGCATGTTTTAAATTTGTTGCGTTTAAAGTTGCCATTATGCTGCCACCTCCATTACTGTTATTGTGCTTGCTACTCTTGCCCCATAGCTATAGTCATTATCACCAGACGAACGGTTTACATAAACAGTAGTATCATAAGTTGAGCCTGCTGTTGCTTGTACTTTATAAGTTGTTGCTGAAGTAGTGTTAGGTGAGTCTAAGAAATTAAAGGACATAGGAGTAATCTCCAAATTATATATTGACGACTGTGTTCTACGAGACATTGTACTTGATTGTCTGTTACTAGAAGAATCACCTACAGCTATACCTGTAGAACCTCTTGCCAATCTAACGTGCAAACTACCAGTGCCTACAGCAGCAGCAACGGTAGCTACTACTAAAATTTTACTTGATGTAGAAGAAGGAGTAATGGA